TATAACAATGGCAGACAAAAGTAAAATGAAATGCAACAAAGTAGTTGCATCAGATAGAGCAGGAAAGAAGAGAATGGTTAAAGCCTGTGAGAATGGGAAGGAAAAACTAATTCATTTTGGTGCTAAAGGTTATGGACATAACTATAGTGCAGCCGCACGTAAATCATTTAGAGCAAGACACAAATGTGGAACTGCTAAATCAAAACTAACTGCACGTTATTGGGCGTGTAAGAATTTATGGGCAGGTAAAGGAGGCTCAACCAAGAGTTCACCTAAAAATAGGAAAGGAAAATATTAGTATCTTTGTAAGAAATAAAGTAGAAGAGATATGGCTATAATACCTAATGGGACTAAATTTCACGGCTTAGATGCCTCAGTAGATACTCTTGATAGAGGTTCCGCACAATTAAATGCGGGAAGACAAGCGTATACAATGCAAGATATTGCAGACACGGTTAATGCAGGTTCATCAAGTAGTGAAGTAATAAATGGTTACTTGTATCAAGTGGGAACTGATGCTCCCGTTGTTACTATATTTGAAAATACTATAGGAGAAACAATAACCTCAAGTAGAACTGCGGCGGGTACATATCAACTTATTTTTTCAAACTCTATTACTGTACCAAACGGTTTTACGTTTAACTGCAGAAGGACTTATGGAGGTTCTACTAAAAAATATATTGATGGACTTGTATCTTGGACAGGGCAAGGACAACCTATAACAAGATTAATTTTTACAGTATGGGATGGGTCAGGAACACCTGTTGATTACGATGAATCATCATATCTTGCATATATTTATTTTGAATTAAAAGTTTTTTAAATACTAAAAAATAATGAAATCAAAAGGAGATATAAAAATTAAAAAAAGCAACGCAGGTAAATTTACTGCTTGGGCAAAAAAGAATATGCCGGGTAAATCCGTTTGTTCTGCAGCAAGTACCGTAATGAAAAATACCAATAAATATAAACCAAATGTAGTTAAGATGGCAAATTTTGCCAAGAACTTTGGCTGCAGTAAATAAATAATTATAGTTATGGCAAACGATTACACAATGGGGTTCAGAAATTCTGCAATTGATAAAATTGGTACAGTAGGACCAACTGTCCCTAAAAAGAAAAAGAAGAAAAAGCAAGTATTTGGAGGTGAATTGGATTCACTTAGAAAAAAATATAAAGGTTTAAAAAAATGAAACAAGGATACAACTCAAGACTCGATGAGTCATTAGGAAACAAGCACAAAGGTGCTCACTCTCAATCTATGAAAGATAGAAGAGACGAGAGTAAAGCAATGTCTAAAAAGATTTACAAACATTCTTATGGTGGAGACCATTCAATGAAGTATGAGCACAGTGAAAAGTGCTACCCATCTTCTGTAAAAGGTCACATCGGAAAGCTAATAAAAAAGTAAATGGGAAAGTTATTAGTAAAAGCAGGACTTTGGGTTCAAGGTGTTTGGTGCAAGTTCCAATGTAAATGGAATTGGCTCCTATCTAAACTTATGTTTAATGTAGCATCGTGTCCTAACAAGCTATGTAAATGTAAAAAATAATTTATTTATCTTTGTACAATGAAATACAATACTAAATCAAGAGGGTTAGGAGATACTGTAGCAAAGGTAACACGAGTTACAGGAATCAAGAGCGTTGTTGATAAAGTATCAAAAGCCACAGGAAGAGACTGTGGGTGTGGAAAAAGAAGGGACACCTTAAATAGAATGTTCCCTTATCAATAGAACATAACAATTTTTAAAAATAAAAAAATGGCAGCAATACCAACAGGAACAAAATTTCACGGAGTAGCATCTTTTGTTGATACAGAAAATAAAGGCTCTGCTCAACTAAATGCACAAAGGGATGCATATGAATTTCCCGCAGATTTTAAAGAGCTTGTACAGATTTCGTACAACGGAAAGATTATTAACTTAGGTGCAGGTAATACTGCTCCTTTTAATGGAGACACTGTAGAGTGGGGAGGAATCCAATCACCTACTACTCAGACTTCAGCTATTATTTTTCCTTACGCAGTAAAAATTGAGTCTATCTATTTCAAGATGGCTGAGATTATTACAGGTGCGTCAGGAGATTTTAATTATGTATTTGAGCTCTACACTTCAGCAGCTTTAGATGCAGACCCTAACCAAGCAGGAACTTGGACTCAAATAGGTGCGTTAACTACTGAATTAACCAATGCAGACGACAACACTGCACCGGGATTTGTTGAGGACTTAAGTGATAAAAATTTAGTAATCCCTGCAGGTAGTATGTTTGCTATGGCAGGAATTGAAGTAGCAGGAAGTATTGCTTCTTCTACATCTGAAGCGGTAGTAGGAATTGTTGTAACAAAAGCATAATACAAGAGATATGGCATATCAAAAATTACAAACAGGTAGAGGGATTGCAGTAATCCCTAACGACAATGTTATAGTGCCATCTCCATCTGATTTAGTTGGCTCAGGAACTAACGATTCTACACTTGCTAATCACTTGGTTGATTCAACGGCAAGTTTTATTGGAAAAGTAAAACCCGGAGCAACTGTTTACAATAATTCTACTAATGCGGTTGCAACAGTTGAAGCGGTAGCTGCCACATCGTTAAGATTGTCTGCAAATATTTTTACTGTAAATGGAAATCAATACTCTGTATACAATACAGATAACAGTGAGGGACCTGTACTATATGTAGGAACAGGAGGAGCTCTTTCTGTTGAGACTGTAGGTGGTGATGACTTAGTGTTCACAAATGTCGCAAACGGTACCTTTATTCCTGTAATGATAAGTAAAGTAAAAGCTACAGGAACCGGTGCTTCAGATATTATAGCACTATGGTAATATGGCATCTATAGCAATAGCAATAGGAATAGGATTAGAGGCGGGTAATCAATCTTCAACCCCACCGCCTCCACCAACCCCTTTGACGGACGCAACTTTTAACCAAGCAATTACAGATATATTAGCACAAGACCCTAATGGGGACTACAACCTTGTGCCTTATGGTAAGATTCAAAATTGGGATGTTAGTCAGGTAACTGATATGTCTGAAGCCTTTAGGGGAAGAAATTCTTTTAATGGGAATATTTCAAATTGGGATACGAGCAGTGTTACCAATATGGATAAAATGTTTTTATTGGACTCAAGTGGAGGAGCATTTAATCAACCTATAGGAAATTGGGATGTGAGCAATGTCACCAATATGAGGAGTATGTTCCAACGACAAAATTCTTTCGACCAACCCTTAAACAATTGGGACGTGAGTAGTGTTACTACTATGCAGTCTATGTTCGCTTCTGCTACTTCATTTAATCAAAACATTGATTCTTGGGACGTAAGTAGTGTTACTGACTTTGGTTTTATGTTCTCTTCTGCTAATGCCTTTAACTCTCCATTAAATTCTTGGAATACGAGCAGTGGTGTAGGGTTTGCCTTTTACGAAATGTTTGAGGCAGCAGATAACTTTAATCAAGACCTATCAAGTTGGGATGTATCCGGTGCAACAGATTTGGGTGGTATGTTCAGAGGTGCTACTTCATTCAATCAGAATATTAGTAATTGGGATGTGAGTAACGTTACAAATATGAGTAATATGTTTCGTTCAGCAAGTGATTTTAATCAATGGCTTAATTCTTGGAATGTTAGTAATGTAACTAATATGTTTTTTATGTTTAACAGAGCAATATCATTTAACCAACCTTTAAGCTCTTGGAATGTTAGTAATGTGACTAATATGTCAGCTATGTTTGAATGTGGGGGTCCTTCTACGGGTGTTTATAATCAAAATTTAAGTAGTTGGAATGTTGCCAATGTTATACAGTGCGGTGGGTTTTCTAATTTACAACCTAATTGGACACAACCTAAGCCTAACTTTACCAACTGTACTCCTTAAATTTTTCAATAAATAAATTATTTTATTTTCTTTAAATTTGTACAATGGAATTTATACAAACAAATTCTTATTTATTAGATATAGAAGTTAACTATGAAATAGTAGAATTTAAAGATGAGCGAGATTACGAAAGACACTCAGTTAAAACTAACAATTAAAGATGCCGCAGGATTGGGGTTTGTTTTAGTAAGCATATTGAGTGTTTATTTTAGTTTAAAGGCAGACATAGCATTAGCTATGGAGAAACCTGAACCTGTTATATCAGAGCAAGAATATCAATACAAAGACGAGATAGTAAGAAAAACTATTATGCTAACTCAGCAAGATGTTGATGCAATGAAAGAAGATGTTCAGGAAATAAAAGAAACATTAAAACTGCTCGAATCTCGTTTGTATGAAAATAAGTAATTATGAAGTCACTAATCTCAATTGTTTTTTTAATTATAGCAGCGATGTTAATATCGCCTATGCCTGTTAAAAAAGAAGAGATAGTTCATAGTGTTACAGTTCTTCAGATAAATAGTAATTGGAATAGAAAAAATTCTTTACCACTTCATAAACTTACAAACTGCAATGTAGAGGAAGCTCTCTATGAAGAGCAGCCAAATCATATAAAGAAAACATTTGATAAGATTCCTGTGATTGCTATTAAAAAAGATGGTAAGCCATATAGAGTGTGGGAAGGTAATATAATGTTTGAACCAACTATAACCGTAGAGAAACTACAAATATATATTGACTCCTTACAGTAATGGCTAAAATACATATACCTGTATTCCAAAAAAAGAATCGAAAAAAAAGACCCGGTGTTCATTCAAAGAATGCATCACGTAGTCAAACTAAATATAAAAAAAAATATAGAGGTCAAGGCAAATGAATCCAAGTGATGTTAAAAATATTATAGTACACTGTTCAGCTACAAGAGAAGGAGATGACAGTATTGATGTAAACGTAATAGATAAATGGCATAAGGCACGAGGATGGCGAGGATGCGGATACCATTTCATAGTTCTTATGGATGGAACCATTCAGACCGGCAGAAGTATAAATGTATGCGGTGCTCACACCAAAGGATTGAATTGTAAATCTTGGGGTGTATGTTACATCGGTGGAGTAGAGAAAGATGGTAAAACTCCTAAGGACACAAGAACAGATAAACAAAAAGAATCATTAGAATATTTGTTGTATTTTTTAAAACTATTAGCACCTGATGCTACAATAAATGGACATAGGGATTTTGCTCCAAAGGCTTGTCCAAGTTTTGATGCAACAGAAGAATACAAGAACTTATGAAAGAAATACTAAAGAAAATATTTGGCTTAGATAAAGTAGGAGAAAAAGTAGGAGGACTTATTGATAGGTTCGTTCACACAAAAGATGAGAAAGCTCAATTTGAAAAAGAGCTTACACAGATATTTATTGATGCTGAAAAAGATATGCAACAAAACGTAACGGAGCGATGGAAGTCAGATATGACTTCTGATTCGTGGCTATCTAAAAATGTAAGACCTTTGGTTTTGTTATTCTTAGTTGTATCTACTGTGCTAATGGTATTTATAGATGCAGGTTTTATTTCTTTTGATGTAAAAGAAAATTGGGTTGATTTACTTCAGATTGTTTTAATAACAGTTATCTCAGCATACTTTGGTGGAAGGTCTTTTGAAAAGATTAAAAAGTAAATCATTACCTTTGTATAAATATTAAAATTAAATCAAATGGCAAAATTAACTAAAGAAGAGTTAGAATCAATCAATGACCTGAATAAAGAGTTCACGAAAATGAAAATTCAACTCGGAGAACTTGAGATTCAAAAGTCAGGATTAATGCAGGGCGTTAATGTACTTAGAGCAAAGTTCTCACAGGAGGAACAGAAACTAATTAAAAAATATGGAGAAGACTCTGTAATAAATTTACAGACAGGAGATGTCTCCAAGAATACTAAAAAATAATTATGGGTAAGATAGCTAACTATAATATTGTAAATCCAAAAGGAGATGATAAAATAATAATCTCTGAAACAAGTGGGTCTGTTAAGGATGCCACCAAAAACATTACGGTTGATGGTATAGCTAATTACACCAATTCAAAACTTCCTGAAAACAATACTATCCCTGTACCTGAATTGTACATTGTAAAGAAAAAAAGTACAACAGATGACTTGTGGGGTATTAATAGTAAGTTATGCATTAAAGGATTTCAAGGAGATAATATTAAATGGCTTCAAGAAAATCCAACTGCAAGACTTTTTATGTATACAAAAAACCAAGCTAAAGCTAAGAGAACCTCCATAGCAGGTCCATATGGGAAAAGTGGTGGATGGACTCATCCTACACACTTAAACGGAGCCTATACACAAGCAAGATTTGGAGATACAAATTGGGGTAACGGAGATACGTTTATGTATAATAATCAAGGTTATAATGTTAAATTTCATCCTATTGTAACAGAGTGGAATGTTATTGGTGATTTAAAGGTTGCAAACACAGGTGCAGTAGCAGATTTTTTTGACCCCAACCTTTATGAGACAACACATATAGAGGTTCCTTTTAATCAGCTTCAGTTTTTGTTTAATTATCTAACTCCCAATGGAACACCACAAACCACAGAGTACACCAACTTTAACTATCCTACAGGATTAGCAGATAGTCCTACTGAACAGTTTAGAGTAAGAAATGGTGTAGATAATAGACAATCGTCACCGGGATGGAATACGTTAACTCCTTTTAACTTTTTTGGAGATGCTCCTCAAATGCTTAAAATATATTTTAGATTAGTCGTAGGTATTGAGAATCCTAACTTTACATTGACTAACCATACAGTTCCATATATATTTGGACAACCTTCAAATCCTGTAACTTTATCGTATCAAAGAGGTATTACTGCCACTACAAATCCATTAAATAAAGCTGTTATGACTGTAGGAACTTCAAGTACAATATCAAGAAGAAATGCATAAAAAAAATAGGGCAGGGTGTATCCATTAACGTTAGTCGTGAGTGGTGTATCCTAATAGCCTCGTGCTTTGCGGTGTATCCCTTGCCCTCTCGTATTAAAAGAATACTCCTTTATAGGGGTATTTTTTTTTACTATCTTTGTTATAAATTAAATAAACTAAAAATGGACATAAGGAAAATCTCAATAGGTCCTGACTACAAAGGCGGAGCTATGCACTATCTTGTTGGACAAGAAGTGTTAAATTCAAACTACACTATTCATTTAATAAAGCACTATAGAGAATCTAACTCAATAAAAATTTGGATTGAAAAGAATGACGAGGTTGTCTTGTGGAAAGAGTTTACATCCACTATGCCTATATCCATTGAGTACAATATAAATTTTTAATGAAGTCTATTTATCAATTCATTGTAGAACCTAAAAATAATAGGAGATACGATAACATAAAAAATATAGGAGGTATTGATTTTATAACAAGCACCTCTGAAGAAGATGCATCTACCTCAAATAGAGAAGCAATAGTTCTTGAGACACCTCTTAATTATTGTGGTCCTATTGAGAAAGGAGATACATTATTAGTTCATCATAACGTCTTTAAATTTTACAATGATATGAAAGGACGTAGAAGAAGCGGTAAGAGTTTTCTAAAAGAAAACATTTTCTTTTTAGACCCCGACCAATTTTTTGCTTACAAGAAAGATGATAAGTGGTATGGATACGATAGGTATTGTTTTGTTAAACCCATCCCTGTTAAAGATAGTTATATATTCAAGCCATTCACAAAAGAACCTTTAATGGGTGAAGTTGTAATCGTGAATGATTATTTAAAAAGCAAGGGTGTTGAGATAGGAGATACAGTTTGTTACAAACCTTTTCAAGAATATAAATTTAATGTTGATGGTGAAACTCTCTATAGAATGTATGACCATTCAATTACATTAGTATTATGAATAGTAAAGAAATCAAATTAAAAATTATAGAAGCAGGTCATCAGGCAGTAGAACAATTAATAAAAGTTGCTAAAGAAAAAATTATTAAACCTGACCCTGAAGATGACTTGGCTGCAGACAGATTAAAGAATGCAGCAGCTACAAAGAAGTTAGCAATCTTTGATGCATTTGAAATATTGAAACGTGTTGAGGAAGAACGTGAGGCTCTTGCTGAAATAACACCTAATACAAAAATAGATACTAAACAAGGATTTGCAGAAAGAAGGTCTAAATAGCGAACTATATAGAGTACTAAATAATTACGTACCTAAAAACGTACTTAGTAATAAGAATCGTAATAAGTCTTGGATTTATGGTTACGATGAAAAGTATGATGTAGTTGTTATATCTAAGACAGGACAAATCGGTGATGTCATTGAGATATCAGGTTTAAAGATTGCACTACCTAAAACACCTAAAGAGTGTCTTCAAAGACACTCAGATAAAAGCAAACAGTATTGGGAGAGACGAGAGTTACCCAAACAATTATCAAAGATTCAATCTATATTTCAATGGAATGATATGCCTTCTGAATTTAAAAGCAGATGGGTTGATTACATTGAGCAAGAGTTTGATTATAGAGAAGATGGGTGTTGGTTTATGAACAACGGTATCCCCACTTACATAACAGGTGCTCACTATATGTATCTACAGTGGACTAATATTGATGTTGGTTATCCTGACTATAGAGAAGCTAATAGATTGTTGTATATTTTTTGGGAGGCTTGTAAAGCTGACAAAAGAAGTTTTGGAATGATATATTTAAAGATTAGACGTTCAGGATTTTCTTTTATGTCATCATCAGAATGTGTGAACACGGGTACACTCGCAAAAGATTCAAGAGTTGGAATACTTTCAAAGACGGGTTCGGATGCAAAGAAAATGTTTACTGATAAAGTAGTACCAATAAATAGTAGGCTACCGTTCTTTTTCAAACCGATTATGGATGGTATGGATAAACCAAAAACAGAATTAGCTTATCGTGTACCGGCATCTAAGATTACTAAAAAGAATATGTATGACTCTGATGATGAAGAGATACAAGGATTAGATACTACTATTGATTGGAAGAATACGGATGACAACAGTTATGATGGTGAAAAGTTATTATTATTAGTTCACGATGAAAGTGGAAAATGGCTAAAGCCAAATAATATATTAAACAATTGGCGTGTAACTAAAACTTGTTTACGTTTAGGTAGCAAGATTATAGGTAAGTGTATGATGGGTTCAACATCCAATGCATTAGCAAAGGGTGGGGATAATTTTAAGCAATTGTATTATGACTCAGATGTTACTAAACGTAACTCAAACGGTCAAACAAAAAGTGGTTTATATTCACTATTTATTCCTATGGAATGGAATATGGAAGGATTCATAGATAGATATGGCAATCCTGTTTTAGACACACCTACTGTAAAAGTTTTAGGTATAGACAATGAAACTATATCTATGGGTGCTATTGAGTATTGGGAGAATGAAGTTGAATCATTAAAGAATGATGCTGATGCTTTGAATGAATATTATAGACAGTTTCCAAGAACAGAGTCTCACGCATTTAGAGATGAAAGCAAACAATCATTATTTAATCTGACAAAGATATATCAGCAGATAGATTATAATGACGGAATGATTACGGACCAATATGTTACACGTGGTTCTTTTAGTTGGAAGGACGGAATAAAAGATTCGAAGGTTTTATTTTCCCCTGACAAAAGAGGAAGGTTTTTAATTACGTGGGTACCCAACATTAATTTACAGAACAATATAAAAACAAAGAACGGGATTAGATATCCCGGAAATGAACATATAGGAGCTTTCGGTTGTGACTCATATGACATATCAGGAACAGTAGGAGGCAAAGGCTCTAATGGTGCATTACACGGACTAACTAAATTTAGTATGGAAGAAGCACCAAGTAATGAGTTTTTTTTAGAGTATATCGCAAGACCACAAACTGCAGAAATATTTTTTGAAGATGTTTTGATGGCGTGTGTATTTTATGGTATGCCAATATTAATTGAAAATAACAAGCCAAGATTATTATACCATTTTAAAAACAGAGGGTATAGAGGTTATTGTATGAATAGACCCGACAAAGTGTTTACTAAACTTTCAAAAACAGAAAGAGAGTTAGGGGGTATACCCAACTCGAGTGAGGATGTTAAACAAGCTCACGCTGCTGCTATTGAATCATTTATAGAGAAACACGTTGGTTTAAAAACTGAAGAAGGAGATATGAATACAATGCCTTTTAACAGGACTCTTGAGGATTGGGCAAGGTTTGATATAAGTAACAGAACTAAGTATGATGCGTCAATTAGTTCAGGATTAGCTATTATGGCTTGTCAAAAACACTTGTACCAACCTGAAAGAAAAGAATCAAGAATATTGATTAACTTTGCAAGGTATAGCAATAAAGGCAACTTAAGTCAGATAATTAGATGAAAGATGTAAAAATAAATATTACATCTGCAGGGTTCCCAAGCCAATTCGTTTCGGATGCAGAAAAGGCTACCGATGAGTTTGGTCTACAAATAGGTCAAGCAATACAATATGAATGGTTTAAAAAAGATGGGAATGGTTGCAGATACTACGACCAATGGAGAGAGTTTCATAGGTTAAGATTATACGCAAGGGGTGAACAATCCATTGGCAAATATAAGAATGAATTAGCAATTGATGGAGATTTAAGTTACTTAAATTTAGATTGGACCCCTGTCCCTGTTATACCAAAGTTTGTTGACATTGTTGTTAACGGAATGGCAGATAGGTTGTTTAAAGTAAAGGCATATGCACAAGATGCTATGTCACAAGCCAAACGTTCTAAGTATCAAGATATGATAGAGGGACAGATGGCTGCTAAACCTATGTTAGAAATAATTCAAAAGAAAGGTGGGGTTGACCCATTTGTTATGCCTTCTGATGAACTTCCTCAAACTGATGAGGAATTATCTTTATATATGCAGTTAAACTACAAACCTGCTATTGAGATTGCTGAAGAAGAAGCTATTAATACTATACTCGAAGAGAATCATTATTTAGATTTACGTAAACAATTTGATTACGACTTAACTGTTTTAGGAATAGGTGTTGCAAAGCACGAGTTTCTACCCGGAGCAGGTGTACAAGTTTCTTATGTTGACCCTGCTAATATTGTCTATAGCTATACAGAAGACCCTCACTTTAAAGATTGTTTTTATTGGGGAGAAATTAAAACAGTTCCTATTATTGATTGTAAAAAGATTGACCCTTCATTAACCAATGAAGATTTAGAAGAGATATCTAAGTACAGTCAATCGTGGTACGATTATTATAATGTTGCTCAGTTCTATGAGAATGATATTTTTTATAGAGACACAGTTACATTAATGTACTTTAATTACAAGACCACTAAAAAGATGGTCTATAAGAAAAAAGTAATGGCAACAGGTGGTAGTAAGGTTATTGAAAAAGATGACCAATTTGACCCACCGGTTGAAGTAATGGAAGAAGGAAAGTTTGAGAAGTTTGAAAAGACTATTGATGTTTGGTATGATGGTGTAATGGTTATGGGAACTAATATTCTTTTAAAGTGGGAACTTGCAAAGAATATGGTAAGACCAAAATCTACAAGCCAACACGCATTACCTAACTACGTAGCAGTAGCACCAAGAATGTACAAAGGAGTAATTGAATCTTTAGTTAGAAGAATGATTCCTTTTGCTGATTTGATTCAGATGACTCACTTAAAATTACAACAAGTTATTTCACGTGTAGTTCCTGATGGTGTATACATTGATGCCGATGGACTAAATGAAGTTGATTTAGGTACAGGTAATGCTTACAATCCTGAAGATGCATTAAGACTTTATTTCCAAACAGGTTCTGTTATTGGTAGGTCTTATACTCAGGATGGAGATTTTAATAATGCAAGAGTACCGATTACTCAATTGACATCTAACTCAGGAGCATCTAAATCACAGATGCTTATCAGTAATTATAACTATTATCTAAATATGATTAGAACTGTAACAGGTCTTAATGAAGCAAGAGACGGTAGTATGCCTGACCCTGATTCATTAGTTGGTTTACAGAAACTTGCTGCATTAAATTCTAACGTAGCAACTCGTCATATATTGGATGGAAGTCTTTATATATTTAGAAGTTTATCTGAAGCATTAACTTATAGGGTTGCAGATATTCTTGAATACGCAGATTTCAAAGATGACTTCGCTAATAAGATAGGTAAGTACAATGTAAGTATTCTGAATGAGATTTCAGATTTATACATTTATGACTTTGGTATATTCTTAGAGGTTGCACCTGATGAAGAAGAGAAAGCTAAACTTGAACAAAACATTCAGATGGCTTTATCTAAACAGGATATTAATCTTGAAGATGCTATTGATATTAGAGAGATAAAAAATATTAAACTTGCAAACCAACTTCTTAAACTGAAAAGAAAACAGAAGCAGGATAGAGAAGAGAAAATGGCTATGCAGAAACAAGCTATGACTGCACAACAAAACTTGAAGTCTCAAGAGATGGCAGCTCAATTAGCTTTACAAAAACAACAAGCTGAACTTCAAGGCAAAATGCAATTGAAACAAGCTGAGATTGCTTTTGAAATAGAAAAGATGAAAAATGAAGCAGAGCTTAAGAGTCAATTAATGGCTGAAGAGTTTAATTATAATCAGCAACTTAGAAATATTTCTGAGACTGCACTTCAGCAAAGAGAGACTCAAAGAGAAGATGCTAAAGCTGCTCGTATCGACCAACAGAATACGCAGCAATCTAAATTAATAAATCAACGTAAGAATAATTTGCCACCGCAAATATTCGAATCAAATGAAGATAGTTTAGATGGTTTTGATTTAGCCGAGTTTTCCCCAAGATAACCGAATAAATTGAACAAAATTTTATTATTAACTTTGTAAAAATTAAATCAAATGGAAATTAAAGTAAAAGCAGTTGAGGCGGTTGAAGAAAAATCAACTCAACAAATTGAACAGGAATTGCTTGATAAGCACGAGCAAGAAGTACAGGGAACTGAAACTGTAAAAGTTGAAAGTGAACCGAGTGTAGAAGTTGAGCAACAACCTCAAGAAGAAATTAAATCCTCTGAGTTAAAAGAGGAAGACGTTCTTTCATTTATTAAAAACAGATACGAAAAAGATTTTACATCTGTAGACCAAATCTTTGATACTAAAGAAAGTAATGAAGAATTGCCTGAAGATGTAAAGGCTTATTTTGAATATAAAAAATCTACCGGAAGGGGGATGTCCGATTATATGAAATTAAACACGGACTTCTCTTCGATGGAAGAAGACCAACTATTATCTGAATATCTTATTGCTACAGGCGAGGCTATGGATTCGGATGACGTGGATGTCCTGATGGATGACTACAGATACGATGAAGAACTTGACGAGGAAAAAGATATTAAGAAAATTAAGTTGGCAAAGAAAAAAGTTATTGCTAAAGCTAAAAAGTTTTTTAACGAGCAAAAGGAAATGTACAAACAACCCCTTGAGTCAAGCACGGTTGGAATTTCTGAAGAGCAACAGAAAGAAATTGACGAGTATAAGCAATACTTGGCTACGGCTAAAAGTAACCAAGAGGAAGTAAAAAGGAAAAGAGATTGGTTTATTGAAAAAACCAACGAGGTATTTTCAGATTTCAAAGGTTTTGATTTCAAGATTGGAGATGCTACTTTGACTTTTAATCCGGGTGATTCGAGCAAAATGAAAGAGACTCAGTTAGATTCATCATCTTTTGTAAAAAAGTTTATTGATAAAGAAACAGGGTTGATTAATGATGCTGCGGGATATCACAGGGCATTAGCCATCGCAATGAATCCTGAAAGATTTGCTACGTTCTTTTATGAGCAAGGCAAATCAGATGCTACAGAGAATGTTACACGTAAAATGAAAAATGTCCAAATGACAGAACGTAAGACACCTCAAGTGGCAAGAAGTAAGGATGGGTTGCAATTCAGGTCTGTGTCTACGCCAAGTAGCAGAGGCTTAAAGATTAAAAGTAATAAAAAGTAAACAATTTAAAAAATTAAAAAAATGGCAGGTAATTTTACAGGTCCCGGTTTTGACCTTCAGCCATCCGCACAACAGGTGCCGTTGGCAACAAACTACATCCAAAACTTTGATTTCTTGAATCAGTATCTTCCTGATACTTATGAAAAAGAATTTGAGCGTTATGGAAACAGAACAATTAGTTCATTCTTAAGATTAGTAGGAGCGGAGCTTCCTTCAAACTCTGACTTAGTTAAATGGGCAGAGCAAGGTAGACTACACGTGAAGTACACACAAGTTGGTAGTGCTGCACTTGTAAACGCTGATGAGGCTACTTTCCAAATTAATGACCCGGCTGCTCCGGCAGGAACGGCTACTACAGGACAAGTTCCTTTCTCTGCTCAAGGTGGTATCGCTTTGAGAGAAGGACAGACTGTTGTTGTAATTCAAAATGACGGTTCAGGAGAGAACAAAGGTATCGTTACTGACGTTGACCTTACTGTTTCTCCTATTCAAGCTACTGTTGCTTTCTATGAAGCAGGTGGTCTTGTAACTGCAGGTACAGGTCTTGGAAATGCTGACGTTACTATCTTTATCTACGGTTCTGAATTTAAGAAAGGAACTGTTGGAATGGAAGGTTCTCTTGAGTCTGATGACTACATCTTTGAGAACTCACCAATTATTATCAAAGACAAATATGCAGTATCAGGTTCTGATATGGCTCAAATCGGTTGGGTAGAAGTAACCACTGAAAACGGAGCATCAGGATACTTATGGTATATGAAGTCTGAGCACGAAACTCGTTTGAGATTCGATGATTATCTTGAAACCGCTATGGTTGAGGCAGTTCCTGCAGAAGCAGGTTCAGGTGCTGCAACAGGTGCTATTAACCCTAACTATGGTAACAAAGGTTCTGAAGGTATTTTCTATACTGTAGGAGAAAGAGGTAATTTATGGACAGGTGGTATTCCAAATGTTCTTGCTGATTTTGATACTATTATTGGACGTTTAGATTCTCAAGGAGCTATCGAGGAGAACGTACTTTTCCTTGACAGACAATTTGGATTTGCTATTGATGATATGTTAGCAGCTCAGAACTCTTATGGTGCAGGTGGTTCTTCTTACGGACTATTTGACAACGATGAGGAAATGGCTCTTAACTTAGGATTCTCAGGATTCCGTAGAGGATATGACTTCTACAAAACTGATTGGAAATACTTGAACGACCCAACTATGCGTGGAGGAAACGCAACAGGAGCGTCTTCAGGTCACATCAACGGTTTATTGGTTCCTGCAGGTTCTACATCTGTATATGACCAAGTACTTGGTAAGAACGCTAAAAGACCATACTTACACGTACGTTACCGTGCTTCAGAAACTGAAGACAGACGTTACAAAACGTGGATTACAGGTTCTGCAGGTGGTGCAGCTACAAGTAGCTTAGATGCTATGGAGGTTCACTTCTTATCAGAAAGATGTGTATGTACTATGGGTGCAAACAACTTCGTATTATTCGAAGACTAATAATCAATAAAGGGAGGGAGTGTCTTCAAAGACACTCCTATCCTTTTTTATAAATTTAAAATTTAATTAAAATGAAATTAGAATTGAAAGACCGAGTTTATAAACTCACAAGAAACAGAGCACCTTTGTCGTGCATTATCCCCTCAAGAAATACAGGTAGAAGTCCTTTACTTTATTTTGATGAAGAAAAAGGCTACAACCGAGCGTTACGATACGCAAGAAATCAAAAGAGTTGTTTTGAAGATGAACAAGATGGAACGGCAATTGTTGAACCTATTGTTTTTGAAGACGGTATGTTACGTGTACCAAAGAACAATCCTATTCTTCAAGAGTTTTTACACTATCACCCTCTCAACGGAAAGAAGTTTATAGAGGTTGATTTTGGTAAAGACGCACAAGCAGAAGTAAATCAGTTAAATGTAGAGGTTGATGCTTTAATTGAAGCTAAATCTTTATCTATTGACCAACTTGAAAATGTAGGTAGGGTTTTATTTAATGTGGATGTAACTACTATTACAACTGCAGAACTTAAAAGAGATGTATTGGTATTTGCTAAAAGAAACCCACAAGTTTTTTTAAGAGCACTATCAGACCCTTCACTAAAACTTCAATCTACAATACAACAATTCTTTGACAATAAAATTTTAGGTTTTAGAAACAAGAAAAGAGATGTTCACTTTAACCTTGAAGGTAATAAAAAAAGAATGACTACTATACCATTTGGAGTAGACCCAATAGAATATTTATCTGATTGGTTCAAAACTGATGATGGTGTAGATGTGTTACAGTTTTTAGAAAAACAACTATAGCAGTTGTTCACTAAGCAACAGAGAGGGGTTTAACTACCCCTCTTTTTTTTTATGTATCTTTGTAATAAAGTATTTACATATGATAAATTCGGTTAGAAATACGGTATTGTCTATACTGAATAAAAATAATTACGGTTACATTTCTCCCTCTGATTTTAACTTGTTTGCTAAACAAGCACAGTTAGATATCTTTGAGGATTATTTTTATCAGTATAACTATCAATTGAATAAAGAGAATGCTCGTCAATCAGGTACGGGTTATGCTGATATTACTAAAGGTTATGAGGAAGTAATAAATATTTTTTCAGAGACAAAGTTTTTGCTGCATCAATCAAATAATAAATTCTTTACCCCAAGTCCTATTACCACAAATGATAATTATTATTTACTTAATAAGGTATTAACGTATACAAGACTGTTGGCAAGTGGGACTAATGATGTTACATTTCTTCAAACGCTAATAGATAGTACAACTAATTTTGTAGCAGCAGGAGTTCAGCCGGGAGATATAGTAGTAAATGTTACAACTAATGAAGTTGCTTTCGCAGAAACTGTAAATCCTGTTCAAATTGTATTGGTAGATGCTGATGGAAACCCTGCGGATATCTTTCCAAATCTTGGAGAGGAATATGTAATATATGATGATAGTGTAGTAAATGAAGCAGAGAAAGTAACACATAGTAAAATTACTATGCTAAACAATTCATTACTTACCGCACCATCAACAATGTTCCCTGCGTATACGCAACAGGAACCTACATTGTCATTGTTTCCGCCAAGCATTAATACTATGGGAGCGGTACAATGTCAATACATTAGATACCCACGTGACCCTAATTGGACGTATGTAAACTTAATTGGTGGTGAGCCATCGTTTGACCAATCACAACCTGATTATCAAGACTTTGAGTTGTCTATATCAGATGAACCAACATTGGTGTTGAAGATATTACAATATGCGGGTATGTCAATCCGAGAAGTAGCTGCAGTGCAGTTTGGTCAAGGATTAGAAAATATGGAAGACCAACAAGAAAAATAATAAACTATGCCTTATATATCACAATATCAATATTACGAAAACGGAGGTGCAGTACCTGAAGACGCTAATTGGGGGTCTTATCAGTACGTGTCTTTGTATGACATCGTAAACAACTTTATGCTGATGTATGCGGGAAACCATAACCTTATTAATAACGAAGAGAGATTTAAGGTTTTATTCCACGCTAAAAGAGCAATACAAGAGCTTAACTACGATGCGTTTAAAGAAATAAAAATATTAGAACTTGACGTGTGTAATACGCTTAGATTTGTTATGCCGTCAGACTATGTTAATTGGGTTAGAATCTCAGTATACAAAGATGGATTGTTGTATCCATTAACTGAGAACATTCAAACTAATTGGAGTAGTGCTTATCTGCAGGACAATAACTGTAGAATATTATTTGATGTTGATGGTAATGCTTTAAGTCCTCAATATTCTGATATAGATTATGACAGAATTATAGGTAGTAAAAAATCTATTTACTTAAACGCTAATAATCCATTTAACGGATACGAAGGATATTGTTGTGATGGGCAGTGGTATTTTGATTATCAAATAGGTGCACGTTTTGGTTTGAATACTGAAACTGCAAATAGGAATCCCACATTCAGCATTGACAAAAAATCAGGAGTTATAAACTTTAGCTCTGATATGGCAAACCAAAAGTGTATTCTTGAATATGTTTCGGATGGTATGGAGAATGGTAACGACTCAAGCGTAACTGTAAATAAACTCTTTGAAGAATATGTTTATGCTTACATTGAGTATGCCATACTAAATTCTAAATTAGGTGTTCAAGAATATGTGATTGCAAGAGCACGTAAGCGTAAAGGTGCATTACTACGAAATGCAAAAATTAGAATTAGTAATATACATCCGGGCAGACTCTTAATGAATATGAGAGGTAAGGATAAATGGTTGAAGTAATATGGCTAACGTACAAAGAAATTTTGTTTTAGGGAGGATGAATAAAAGTCTCGATGAGAGACTTGTCCCTAATGGTGAGTATGTAGACGCATTAAATGTAAGATTAGGTTCTACTGAAGATAGTGAAGTGGGTTCTGTTGAAACTACTAAGGGGAACACTCAGTTGACTAATTTACAGTTCGGTGGTCAGCAACTGTCTAACTCAGCCAAATGTATTGGTGCTTATGAAGACGGTGCTAACGAGACTATGTATTGGTTTGTTCACGACCCTGCGTTTCCCGGTTCTTCAGGAACTACTAATAAACTTGATTTAATTGTATCATATAACACAGTACTTAATATACTAACGTATCACGTAATTAGTATTGATGATGGTAGCGGTATAAATTCAACTTTAAATTTTGATGAACAGTATCTAATAACGGGAGTCAACTTAATAGAGGACTTGTTGTTTTTTACTGATGATTATAACGCTCCACGTTTCATAAACATAAACAGGAACTACCCAAACCCAATTGGTAATATTGACCAAATTATAAATGAAGATATTCTCGTGGTTAAGAAACCACCTATAACATCTTTAGACATTGAACCTATAAGCACGTCCTCTCAAGAAACTTTTTTAGAGGACCGATTTGTTTGTTTTGCATACAGATACAGATACGAGGACGGAGAGTATTCAGCTACATCTCAGTTTTCAAATCCATCATTTATACCCGGAGCATTCAGATATGATTTTTCTACAGGATTAAATGAAGGGATGTTAAATGTAACAAACCAATCTACTTTAACATACAACTCAGGAGGACCTCTTGTAAAAGGTATAGACCTTTTATGGAAGGATATGCAGACAGGAAGTATTCGAGTTATTGAGAAACTTGATAAAGAAGAGTTAGGTCTTGTAGATAATACAGATTTTACTTACACTTTTAGCAATAGTAAAATATTTACAATCTTACCTGACAGTGAGATATTAAGACTATACGATAACGTACCGAGACTTGCTAAGGCTCAGACGTTAATGGGTAACAGGTTGATTTATGGAAACTACTTAGAGCAGTATGACATTGTAAGTTTGTCGGGGTTTCCCACAAAACTTGAGTTTACTACTCAGCTTGTTTCAGAAGAGATAGGATTAGAGGAAGTACCTGATGCAGTTGAGGATGGAAATTACTCTATTGATGGTGCTAATACAGTTACTAATGCTATCGTTTCATTTGATTTAGATGGTTTAGATTTAGTAGCGGGTGCAATAATTGAACTGCAAATTAAATTTGAGCATTTTGGATTTACAGGTCCAAACCCTCCAACTGCTACGACTGCTGAGACTGAAATAAACTTTACTTATATTTTGCCACAAGACTTTGCGAGTCCCTATGATTTAGGAATTAGCGTAGACTTTTTAGATAAAATTGGTACTGCTGCAAACATTGAAACTGTAGCAGACGCTTGTTTAGGTTCTACTCTGACAGATTTATTTAACTGTAGTATCCCTACATCTTTGGATACTTTAAGTAAATTTGAGTCCGGTATAAATGGTCCTAACGAACCCATAGCAGTTATTGTATCCCCTGCGTCTACAGAGATTAAATTACAACTCCCTGCTATGAGATTTGTTGATGACCCATTAGCTATAACGCAATGGGCATATGAATATTATAGCGTTACTTTTGGTTCAGCAACATTTCAAACTATAGGAGACCCTAAAAGTTTACATAGTAACAGAAGCTATGAGGTAGGTATTATTTATATGGATGACTTCAATAGAGCTACAACTGCTTTAGTGAGTCCTAACAACACGGTAAATGTACCTTGTTCATTATCTGAGTTTGCAAATCAAATTCGAGTAGATATACCAACAACACAACTTGCTCCAAGTTGGGCGACAAGATATAAGTTCTGTATTAAAGCAGACAAAGAAAATTATTTCAACGTATATTCTAATTTCTTTTTCCGTGACCCAACATCATCAGCAGATTTCTTTTTACTTGAAGGGCAGAATGCACAGAAAGTAGAAGAAGGAGATTTGTTGACAGTTAAAAGAGATACAAATGGTCCCATCAATAGATGTGCATTTGCTACTGTTTTAGATAAAAAAGCACAGGAGAGAGAGTTCTTAGACCCTGCTCCTGTTGATGTGACCGGTGCTGAGATACCTGTTCCTCAAGGTGTTTATATGAAAATGAGGGCAACAGATTTTGCGACTACTGTAGGTGATTTACCTGTAGTTGCATATGGGGAGTTTAGTAGTTCAGGAAGCGGTTGTAGAATTGTAGATTATCCTGTTGACAGGGAAGACCCTGCAACACCGGGTTCTTATATTGACTACACTATACCTGCGGGGTCTCGTATAAATATATTTATTGATAACCACAGACGTGGTAACACAGGTAGTTTTGCGGGAGGAGTTCCTCAAAGAACTTGGAGAGTTGATGCTACGTTTACTGCATCTCAGGAGTATTCAAATTTCAAAGATTGGTTTGATGGAGACAATATAGCAGTTGCATTAGAAACTCAAGCATCTAATGAGGGAACAGGAGTTACAGGACCGGGTTATAACAGTACTTTAAATGGCTCGTTAGGGGGATGTGGTGCGGCTAATGTTAATTGTGTTTTCCGAACAGGTGTAGGTCCTAATGGTAGGACAATGTTTACTGTTAAGAGTTCTGAAGGATATAGTGGTAAAAAGAAAAGAGTAAGTTTAAAGGTAAAGATTGAAGTAATTAGAAGTAATTCTTTATTGGTATTTGAAACACAACCTCAAGATGCTGCACCTGATGTGTGGTATGAATCATCAGAGTCATTCGCAATTGACCCGGCAACAGGATTCCACGAGGGTAACGTACAGAACCAAGATGCATTTCAATCTGCTATTGTAGATACTGCATTCTTTAACTGTTATGCTTTTGGAAATGGAGTTGAAAGTTTCCAAGTTAGAGATTCGATAGATGGAAAAAGTTTATTGTTAGGTAACAGAGTTACAACTACATCTGCTCAAGATTATAAAGAGGTAAGAAGATTTGCAGATTTAACTTACAGTGGTATTTATAATGATGAATCTAATGTTAATAAGCTGAATGAATTTAATCTTGGCTTGTTAAACTTTAAACCATTAGAAGAATCATATGGTCCCGTATATCTTATTGATGGTAGAGAAACAGATGTACTGACACTACAGGAAGATAAAATATCTTATGTACTATCAGGAAAGAACTTATTATCCGATTCAACGGGTGGAGGTTCTATTGCATCTGTACCTGAAGTATTAGGTACACAAATTGCACGTATTGAAGAGTATGGCGTGAGTATGAATCCTGAAAGTTATACTAAGTGGGGAATGGATAAATTCTTTACTGATGCTAAACGAGGAGCGGTTATACAACTAAAAGGAACTTCAGCTCAGAATGAAAGATTAACAGTAATCTCAGAACAAGGAATGCGTTCTTGGTTTAGAGATTTATTTCTTGAATCTTTTAACACACAAAAACTTGGAGGATTCGACCCGTATATGAATGAATACGTGTTGAGTTCTAATGATACATTTATACCAACACCACAGGAATGTATTGAGTGTGGTATAACTCGAACATTAACTGCAGATTCAGATGAAAAAACAACTTTCTGTGTTGATGTTGGTGCACTTGTTGGTGATGTAAGAATAGATTATAACATTTTAAATGTAAGTAGTAACGTTAAAATTAATGCGATTTATGACGGCACTACTTTTACTACAGGATTTGTAAACAACAATGCAGGTTCGCCATTGATTGTTAATAAAGATAACGTAGCGGAGGACACAATAGAAATTGAAATATCAGTTGATGTTCCGGGAGCTACTGCTGAACTTGAACTTACAGTTAACTGTCCTGATGCACAAGAGATAACTATCATACAAGTATGTTACTCTATTGATAATGATGCAGGGTTGTTTATACACAATGAATACAGATGGATAGATGGAACTTTTGTTTCACCTCTACACTCAGAGCAAGTTGAATTAGTGTCAGGTACTACACATCCATTAATATCACAATACAACCCGATAGCGGGTCCACAGGGTGCAGGTTTTATTCCTGCCGACAATGCTCAGGTTAGTATAATAAGTAATAGAATACTACCTATAGATGATTATGTGTTTGATAGTTCGGTGGATGAGTTGCGTTACTTAAGAAGTAATACTCTTTATAACAATACCCCTGCAGAAATGGCGGCATTGATGGCTGCTTCAAGTGCGGCTACTCCAATTACAGGAGGACCTAACACTTATGAGGCATCGTTTACAATGCCAAACACAAATGAGCAGTATCTGTATTTAATATACGATTACAGAAGACCAACCCTTATTGAATTGTGTTATGACGCTTCAACTGCATTTGCTGCGTGTTGTGAGTGTACTGTAGAGGTATTTGAATTACAAAAATGTGGAGACAGTTCACCTTCAGGAACACAAATTGCAAACAATTCTTTAGGAGTTTCTATTGGTGATTTTGTTGAATTGGCTTCAGACCCTGATTGTGTCTTTGAGGTTATTGCAGATAGTACTGACCCGGTAACTACGAGTATGACTATAGCGAGACCTGACATCACTAATTGTAATCAAGTGTGTAATGAGTATAGAGCTACCAATAATAGTGTTGACCAAATTCACGTTGTCAATTATACAGATTGCTTTGGGTCACCTGCTCAATTTACCTTAGGTATAGGAGATTCTCAAGATTTCTGTGCATTAGAACTTGGTGTTATTGTAGCTGAAGTTGAAGTAAATTTAATCTCGTGTGCGTGTACACCACCACCACCATAAAAAGTAAATAAAAATATATGGCAACATTTGGTAATTATTATATTGACGCTCCAACATTATCAGGAGCAACCGCAGTCTTCACTGACGTGGAGATGACAATAGCTGCACCTGACGGCTACTACTCTGATGGAACAACAGTTCGTCAGCAAGTAGGGGGTCTGTTGGGAATACCTGTGGCGTGTCCTTCTTGTGTACTGCCGTGTGGTAGCGGTGTTAATACATCCGGTAATCAAGGTCTTTACGAGCTTAGCTTTAGTGCAGGTGCGGACTTAGGATGTACGATAATTTATTTCGAGCCATTTGGTATACCTGATGGTATACGTGCACTTTGGAATGGTAATACGTATAATGAGCTGACAGGTGGAGATGGATATAAGGCAAGTACCGCAAGTCCTGACCACTATACTTTTATTGGTAACAGTAACGATGATTGTGGTATTGCTGCTCAATTAAACGCAGGTGGATATTCAGGATTAGACCAATATAGATTTAACGGTACGTCATTTGATTTGATTGGAACATCAGGAACAATTACAGGAGCAGGTGGAGATGTTCAGTTAAGTGCAGGATTTGACCCGGGATATATGACATTGTACATACCTAAAAATACTGTATTACCTGATGTGGTTACAGTTGAAATGGCGGGACCCTGTTCGGGAACGGCATTTAATATAGAGGTTAATTGTCCTCTGTTGTTAACAGGTGTACCTACAACTAATGCAGGAGGTGGATGTGGAGACCCACTACCCAATACATATTATAATGTACCTAATCGTGGTGGAACTGCAGGAGAACCTGCGGTGAATGAGTTTTATGTAGAGGACCAATTTGGTAATAGTAGAGTTCCTGCAGGTAGTTATGTTATAGACCCACCATCAGGATTAAAACAAATTGTAGTGGACGCAAATGGTGTAATAACAAGTTTAACACCTTGTCCATAAAACAGTGTCTTTGAAGACACTATTAATAAATAAGATATGGCAGATTATACATTAACATATAGCGAAGGTTCAAAAGGATTTCCTTCTTTTTATTCATTCTTTCCTGATTATATGATAGGAATGAATCAGTTTTTTTATTCATTTAAGGGTGGTAATATATTTAGACATAACACCAATAACAGACACTGTAATTTTTATGGTGTAGATTATCCCGCTACTATTACAAGTGTATTCAATCAAGAGCCATTAACTAACAAGTTATTTAAGACAATCAATCTTGAGGCAGATGATTCTTGGGAATCATATCTAACTACAGATATTCAAGTTACAGGATACATTGATGATGATTGGTTTGAAAGAAAAGAAGCATCGTGGTTTGGGTTTGTTAGAAACGATGGACCAACAGGTGCTAACACTAACCAATCAGAATGGGAGTTACGTTCATTAAATGGTATAGCAAGAAGCCAAACTGTTGGTGGTGCTCCTAATGATTACTTTATTAATTTTGCGTTAGAAATAAATATAGGTAGCATCATAAGTGTTGGTGACTATTTGTATTATGCACTTCCACCATACGACACCCCTATATTTGCAGGGGTAGTTACGCAGATAAATGTAAATAAACCTAATGGAACTAATCAAATAATTATTGATTCAACTACAGTTCCGGGAACTACTAACCCTATACCAATTCAGGATGCTTACTTCTTGTATATCAAGAATCCAATAGCCGAATCACACGGTGTATTAGGACATTATTGTGAGTTTTTCTTAGAACTTCCTGTTGGTAAATCTCAGAACCCTTCCGAGCTATTTGCGGTAGAGTCCGAAGTGATGAAATCATTCCCTTAAAAATTACTATCTTTGTAGTGTAATGAATCTAAATATCAGACCACTATTAGACGAAGATTATGAAACCATTCTCGTGGAATGGTGGAAGCAATGGGGATGGAAACCTCCACAAAAAGATTTCCTTCCCGAAAGTGGTTTGATGGTGTTAGATGGAGACGAGCCTGTGTGTGCGGGTTTTATCTATACCACTAACTCAGGTGTTGCTTGGGTTGATTGGATAGTCTCTTCTAAAACATATAGAAAGAAACCTACTCGTAGTCAAGCAATTGAGTGGTTAATTTTTAATTTAGAGCAATTAGCAAAGAATACAGGACATAAATATGTTTATGCTCTGATAAAACATAAAGGATTAATAAGTGTGTATGAGAAACTTGGTTTCACTAAAGGCGATTCATACAACACAGAACTAATTAAAACGATAAGATAATATGGCAGCATTTACAACTATAGCAGCCGGAGTGGGATTAGCCGCAACTGCAGGAAGTACGGCAATGTCTTTCGGACAAGCCGGAGCACAAAGGCGTAAGATGGAACAAGCTCAAAGAGAAGCCGCTCAGAAAATGGCTGAAGCAAGAAAGAAACTCGAGGTGAATGTATACGAGGAACTTGCTATCCCAAAAGAGGCTTATGAGTTAGAGCGTGAAGCGTTGTTAACTCAAGGAGCTACTGCTCTTCAGGCAGGAGTTGAAGGAGAAGCAAGAGGTGCTGCAGCTACTGCAGGTAGAGTTCAGATGGCTCAACAACAAGGACAAGCAAAAGTTCGTGCTCAAATGGGACAGGAACTTGCACAGTTAGAAAAGTTAAAAGCTGCAGAAGAATCAAGACTTAGAGATATTGGTGTACAGTTAGATTTAGGAGAAGTAGCGGGTGCACAACAAGCTGCGGCTGATGCCGAAGCGGCAAGAGCACGAGCAATGGAGCAAGGGATGCAAGGTATTACTGCGACTGCACAACAAGCAGCTCAATTCGTACCTTTATATCAAAAGAGTGGACAGGCAAGAGCGTTTAATAAAGCAGCAGCAGCCAATCCAAATTTACAACAAGATATAGCGAAGGTTGATACATTTCAGGGCGTGGATGTTTCGGGAGTTGGTGATATGTCAGCAATAGAATTTCAAGATTTTATGACATCAAATTTCACCAAGCAACAGTTAATGCCATTGACAAGAGATTTAACTGCAATGCCATTAGTGCAACCGGTGGGTCAATTGCAGCCAAGAGGTATAGACCCTTTTAATGTTAATATTCAACCAACGCTATTGCCACCTATAGCGATGCCATACGAAAACTAAAAGTAAAAGTATATGACTTATTTTAAATATGCTGAAAGGTCTGCAGATAGTCAGATAAATTGGGCGGAGATTGGAAAGAATATGTCCGATATGCTCAAGGAAGAAGTTCAGATTCGTGAGCAGAAAAAGGCGGCTATCGACAAAGCGTCAAGAGAGTTTGGAGAAACATTATCAAACGCTGTGACAGGGGACTATGATGCAGGTAATACATTTGCATTAGAGTTTGCTAACAATATGCAACAATACAGATTGATGCAAGACCGACTATTAAAAAGTGGTCAGCTTAAATTAAAGGATTATACAGTAGGAAGACAGAATGCACAGGATGGAACAAGTAGAATGTTTGACCTTGCTAAAGAATATCAAGACGAGTACTCGGAAAAAATGGCACGTTGGGATGGAGATGAATCCGCATTCCGTGAGGTGTGGGAGATGGAACAAGCCGAAGGACTCGCTAACTTAAGAAATTCAAGAGGGTATATCAACCCAACAAACGGTGTGGTAAGCATCGGTAGAATGGTAAAAAACGAAAAGACAGGAGTATTAGAGATGAGTAAAAACCCAAATGACTTTACTTCTGTTAATGAACTACGCCAAAGATTAAAACAAAAATACAATAGGTTTGATTTGAATGGTGCGGCTGCTGCGGCTGCAGAACAATTAGGTACATTAGAAGAGGCTATTGTTAAATATGCAGGTCAAGGAAGTTTAAATACTATCATCACTAAGATTGATGCAAAGCAACACGATTTCGGTTTGGAGGGTGAGGATTTTTCTGCAACCTATAAAGATTGGGAGTCAGACCAAGTTGGAGCAATGATGATTAACAAGAATGATGTGGCATCAGTTCTAACAGACAGAAAGTTAACTGTACCGGGAACAAGTGAAAGGTATACTTTTACTTATGATGAAGAAGAGTGGAAGGCAGACAAAACAGGAAAGTTAATCTACTTAGATAGAAGTAAAAACGCAGCAGGAGAACCTGTGTTTAAAGACGGACAGAGAGAGGTTGTAGAGGAAGCTATGAGAATAGCTATTCGTGCTAATATAGATGTTAAGACTCAAGCTAAATCAGCAGGTACTACACCATACGAACCAACTCAGGTAACAGAAGGTGAGGACCTTAAAGATTCACAAGTAGATGTAATGTCTAACATAGCAGCTCTTTATTACGGTGATAATAACACAGTAAAATCCGCAGCTTCTTCTATTAGAGGTCTTAATAATAATATTTCAAGATTGAGAAGAACTCCTGAAGGAATCGAATTTACTATCAATGGTAAGGTTGAAGTTTTTAAATTTAAAGATGCTGACGGAAACACATTAAGTCAACGAGCTTTTGTTGAGGGTATCGCTAATAAGTTGTTGACAGACAAACAAAAGATTCAGAACTTTGATGAGATTGCTAAGAGAGGTAAGATTAGATTTGACAAAGACTTTAATCCGACATCTACAGGATTAGATGAAGTTCAAGAAGACCAACGTCTTGGATTCGATGCGGCATTCGACAAAAACGAAGGTGCTAAATTTAATGCTCAATCCGTTCTTAAAGATGCAGGTGCCGCAATGAGTAAAGCACAAGAAGATGCTGCAGTTCAAGCGTTGCAAACTCAAATAGCTAATATTCCGGGAACCGATAAGATTAAAGTAACTGAATATGGTTATGGTAGAGGTATAAACGTCAATATTGACGGTAAATTGTTTGAAATAGATTTAAAAAACAAAGCTACTGTAGCAACTCAATTTGAAGAAGTTAAGAAAGCAGTTCTTGCCCACGCAAGAAAAAAACAAAATTTGATATTAGACCAAAAAGGTAAAGAAAGTTATATTGACCAATACGGTGTTATAAAAGCCGGTAGTAGTGGTGGTGAACTTGATTAATAAATATTTATGGAGGAATTAAAAAAACTTTATGATGTTCTTGTAAGAGATGGTTACTATACTAAATCTTACGAAGAATTTGTTCAACAATATAACGGTAGCGACACATACAAAGACAAAGTTTTTGCCGTAGTGTCTCGTGATGGATTGTTCACAAAATCAAAAGAAGAGTTTCTTATGAAATATCAGATGCCTCAAAACGAAGAAGTTGAGTTTGAGGTAAAAAAAAAAGACACTTCCGATTTGGAATTACCATCGGAAACTTCTTCATTGGAATCACAAGAGACCTTTACTAAGCCACCTCTTATTCAAGCTACAGAGGAGATTATTGAGGGTTTCTCAGTAACTCCTACAGATACCCGAGCAACAAACTATCAAGACCCTACCAAACCTTTTTTAGATGAGATGTCTCAATTATCTATGGGACAACCCGGTGCTTTTAGAGCACAGGTTCAGCGTCAGATTATGGAGTCTGAGGGTTATAGACAAGCTCAAGCACAACTCGAAGCTGATAGAGCATACACAGAAAGACTTATCGAGGCAGAGAGACCATCGTTAGAAGCATTACAGGCTCAAGAAAAAGAACAGAGAGCAAAGCGTTCTGCTCAGTTAGAATTAGAAACTGATGAGGTGATAGCCACCCCTGAATTTTCTTCTGCGATAGAGGGTACTACTTCAGACTATATAAAATTAGAAGAGGATGAAGCCGTAAAACATTTTAATAATCTATATGGTAAATATGGATTTACATTTAGAAAAACAGGCATAGGAGATGCAATGGAGGTATCTACTACAGGTCCTGATGGGAAGCCACAGGTTTTAGATATTGACCTTGACCCATTCTTTGATTCCACTGCTAATGCAGAAGCAGAAAAGCTGAGAGGATTTGTTAGCAAATATGCACGTAAACCTGATGAGGTCCGTCAAGAGATAAGCAAGAACGATATCCAAAGTTCTTTGAAAGCAAAAAAATTAAGACCCGTTGAGAGACTAAATCCTGACGGAACAACTTCTACAGTATTATTTGAGTCTGCAGAAATTGACGGTAAGAATGTGGTATATCCAACGTTGTTTTTAAAAAATGAAAATATAGTTCACGAGAACCCTGAGTATTGGATGGAACTTGAGGGTATGGAAGCATATCAAGAAGCTCTGAGACGTGGAGAGGTTTTCAACTTTGAAACCGCAGAGGAAGCAGATGAGTTCGCTAAAGGTTCTTGGAAAGATATAAACAATGCAGACGCAGAAGGTGATAGATTTTTTAGAGACAGAGGGTATGATTACTTAACATACAAAAAACAATTTACTGAATACGAAGACGCACGTGATGGTGTGGATTTTATAAACAGAAGAATATTTACACTTGACGAACTTACACCTGAAGAGAGAGAAAGATTTGGAAAGTTCTACGACCCCAATACAGGTCAGTTAAGAAACGATATTAATGATATAAGAAAGCAACTTGAAACTAAAGAAGAAGAGTTGTTTAGTCTTTTTTCCGATGATGACTTCCAAGAAATTAGAGATGACTTTGATGTCTATATGGATGGTAAGTATCAAGAATTAGCAAGGGAGGCTGCACGTACAAATGCAGCTGCTAAATACGTACAGAATGAATTAGAAAAAATATCCGAGTCAACTTTTGGAATGAGCGTTCAGGACTTAATGAAGTTTGAACCAAAATCAGAAGCACAGGCAAAGGAAAGAGATAAGATAATAACTTCTTATAAAGCATCAAAAGATACATCTACTTTAGCTGCTAATAAATATGAGGTCGCTGAAACTTTTTTAAGTGCCAAGTATGATGAGAATTTACGTGGTGACGTGGTAGAGAATTGGTCGGCTTTCACTAATTCTATAGCTGAAGGTAAGTATCGAGGAAAAGCAGGTAATGAAATATTAAAAATATCTCTTGGATTAACTGATTTAGATGACGATGCCACAACTGCTCAAGTAGCACAAGCCATCGTTGATTATATGGAGGCAGCTAACACAGGTAAAGTTAGTTTGGCTTTGAATAGATACTACTCATCAAAAGGATTTAGAGAGGGATTTGATGCTTTTTTAGACAACCCTTTTGAATTAATGACTTCATTGGCTGCAAACTCTATAAGTCAGATGATGCCTTATGGAACTAAAATCATAGGAGCTACTACAGGAACCGGTATCGCTACAGGTGCAGTTGCAGGTAGTGTAGTTCCCGGTGCAGGTACTGCAGCCGGTGCAGTATCAGGTTTGGGGTACGGTTTACGTACAGGTTTTGCGGCAACTAATTTAGCATTAGAATATACTAATGCTTGGTTGGAATCTGCAGGTCAGAATTATAACATTCATAATCCTGAAGAAATAGCACAAGCATTTGATGATGAGAATGTATGGGCGGAAGCAAAAGAAAGAGGTTTAAAAAGAGGAATACCAATTGCAATTATAGATTTCCTATCAGGAGGTCTTGCGGGTAGATTATTTAAAGTAGGTAAGACCGCTTCTAAGGGTACAAAAATACTTGCACAAACCGCAGAACGTGTTGCATTTGACCCGTTATCAGAGATGACAGGTGAAGCATTAGCTCAAATAACTGTAGGTGATGAGTTAGATTTTAAAGAAATTATTGCTGAGGGATTAGGTGGTATTGGAATGAATACACCAACTGCTTTAGTTAATATGGCTATTGATTCAAGAGCTAAGAATAATGTAGACATTGCTAATACTTTAACAACAGTTAGTGGTCTTAATAACGAATTAAAAGGTGTGTTCGCTCCTTCTGAAACAAGAGTTTCTAATTGGGCAAACAATATGGAAAGACTTGGTCAGATAAATTCTGAAACCAATCAAAGAATACAACTAAACTTAGGACTTCGTAAGGATGCTAATAACGTATTAGATGTTTCTGAGGGTAGAGTTTCTGATGATGTTCTTAATAGAACAATGGAACTGATGGCAGCCAAAGAAGAGTTGTCTTCTACACAAAACAGAAAGTCTGTATTCAAGAACAAGATAGCAGAGATAAGTGCAGAACTTCAGGAACTTGCAGAAACAAAACAACTGAGAAAGAAAGAAGACCAAGTAAGTCTTCCAAGTGTTTTTATAGACACAAAAACTACAAGTGACACTGACATCAGAGAAGATGTTAGAGCGGGTTATAGTATAGATGGAATTTCAATGAATAGAAAAAGATTTCTGAAAAGACTTTCAGATATGTCTGAAAAACAATTCTTGAAATCTACTATATCAATAACTAACGACCAAGAAGTAGCCGATAAATTAACACAAAAATTTGGAGAAGATGCCATTCAAGAGTCAGAAACAAGAGGACTATTTACGTCTGAACAAACCGGAGATATACAAACGGTGGAAGGCGAAGTACGGACCGTACAACCGGAAACCACAGAACCTACGACCACTCAGGAAACTGAGGTAGAAAGATTACAGGATAATCAAATACCTGTATCACAAGAAAAGATTACATATGAAGACCCTAATGGAGAAACAGGGATTGCCAAAGTAACCACTCAACTCGATGGTAGTAGAAAGTTACAACTTTTAGATGAAGAAGGTAATGTTTTTTCTACTGAAACAATTTCAAAAGATAATACACTCACCAATGAGGAGTATGTTACTAATGCTGCAGGAGACGTTAAGACTACTGAAGAAGTAGATATTGAAACTGTAAGAAATCCTAAAACGGAAGAGCGTATGTCTAACAGACAACGTGAAGCTGCAGGATTACCCGTAAGAGAGGAGGTTGCAGTAGAAGCCGAAGTGATAGAAGAAGTTGTTGTACCTGAATCAGTGGCACGTCCAACACGTGCAGATGTAACTGCATTTGATAACAATACAATTGAAGAGACGAGACTTGATGGTATCCTTGCGGGTATAGCAGACAAGCAGATAGCAGATAAAAAACTTACAAAGTTTCAAGCACGTGTCGCAGAAAATAATCAAGCACGTATTGATGAGATAGTGTCTTCAAAGACACTCCAACAAGAGACGGCTGATTTCGAAGCAACACTTGAAGGACCTCGTGTAGATTTTAAAGCAGAAGGAAGATTTGTTCCTGATATTGATGAGGTTACTGATGTTACTGCAGCCATAAATGATTTGGCATCAGGTAACGTATCAACTAATTTAGATGAGACACCTTCAGAAGTAACCATAGAGGTAGATGAACTAAACAGTAGGACAGATAGAAAACTTCCGTCAGTTAAATCACTAAAAGTAATTAACGGAATCCCTGTGGTGTTCACTATATCAGACCAACTAAGAACAGGTAATGTAGTTAATCCATTAACAGGAACCACTATAGACAACTTGAAAGGTGGTTTAGGTTTTACAGGTACTGTTGGAAACGAGAATGCCGCTTGGGCAAATACTACGTTTGTAGAAGCATCTGCATTAGTAGAAAAAGCCAAGCAAATATACCAAGATAACAAGCAAGTGTTTGATGAGTTTTGGAAAGCCAATCCTGAGTTTAATGGTCACGTGCCAATGCCTGTTGTAAAAATGGGTGAGGGTTCGATACTATCAAATGAAGCTACATTCAGAGTGTTTAGAGATAACCTTACTCAAATACCTGAGGTAAATAGAAAGAAAGCCTTAGAGTCTCTTATAGGTGAATTAGAGGGTAGAATAGAATCACGAAGAGCTTCAATTGATTCAGGAACAAAATCTGATAAAACTATCAATAACTATAAAAAAGAAATTGCAGGATTAGAATCTGCTATTAGTCTTATAAAAGCAGGTAAACCAAAGTTGATTGATGATGTGGTTTCAACAGAATTTTTAACCCAACTGTCTTTACCTGCACGTAGAAAGTTCTTGGAGCGATTAACTTTTGGTGACCCTAACAGAGCAGGTACAACCAAAAAACCAAGTAAAGGTACTAAATCAATACCCAACATATTAATAGAGGGTATGGATGCTGATGCAGTTAATCTTGTTCATCTTGGTGTTATTACTGATTTAATTACGGAACCACAATTAAAAAATGTTCCTCAAAGAAATATTATTGCACTT